TCTGAGGAGATGTTCACCCTCGGCCCCATGTACATCCCCGACCGTCTCGACGCCCACTCTGAGTGGACCGACGCGCAAGAGTTGCAGAAGGCCGTGTGGGATTACGTCAAGGGCGGCGACCGCCGGATCCGTCTTCAGCATGATCGGGATGAGGTCGCTGGGGAGTGGGTCGAGGTGATGACGTGGCCTTACGAGGTGCAGGTGCCGATGATGAAGAAGGCCGCGACCGGTGAGGACACACATGAACCGGTGTCGTTCCCCGCTAACACCGTGTTCCTCGGCGTGAAGTGGAAGCCGTGGGCGTGGGAGTTAGTCAAGGGCGGCAAGATCAGGGGCTACTCTATTGGGGGACGCGCCGAGAGACTGTTCGTCGACTTGGAGGAGACCGAGTGAGTCTGCCCGGAGAAGAGCGGATGCTGCGGGAGTCACTCGGATGATGCAGCGGGACGTGGTCAAGGCTGCCCTCGACTCACCCGACATACCCCCTGTTGTGGCGGCGTGGTGTGCACAGTTGCTTTCCCCCGAGTTCCTCCTAGCGATGCGGGCGTTCCCCGCCGAGCAGGTCGACATTCGCCTGTCCGCTTCCCGTGGACGAGTCCGCAGCAAGCCCGTAGTGGTGTTCAACGGTGGACCTACGGAACTCGTGGACCCCTGAGACGGGGGTCGCTGTCGTCGCAGTGGCGGCGTGGCTCGGCTGCGGCTTCATCGCCGGCTGGGCTGTCGGCCTTGCCTTAGCATCCGCACAACCCGTTTCGCAACCCTCTCGGGGGACAGGGATCGTGCTAACCTAGCCTCATCGAGACCTGCGGGTCGTCGCCCCTACTTAGGGGTTGGCGGCCCGTGTCTGGTTTAGGAGGATCTGTGGAGCGTCGCCGTACGCGCAAGATGGTCAATCTTGCTATCGAAGAGACATCCGGCGTCGATCATCCTGCTCACCTTGCCGAGGGGTGGCTCGTCATGAAGGCGGCCGACCCTGACGCTGTTGTGGCAGCGATGGAGCAGATCACCGAGGAACCTGACACCTCCGAAGAGGAGGTGCCGTCCACCGACGCCCAGGAGGGCCACATGGAGAAGAGCACCGAGGATCGGCTCGACGAGGCCCTGAAGGCTCTCGCCGCTGCCGAGTCGCGGATCGCCGATATGGAGAAGGAGATGGCCTCCCGTGGCGATTCGGATGAGGAAGAGCCCGAGGACGACGAGGACATGATGAAGGCTGCGCCTGAGTCTGTTCGTAAGGCGTTCGAGGTCATGGAGAAGCAGGCGCAGGAGGCCATGGCTAAGGCCGAGGCTGCCGAGGCCACGCTTCTCAAGGAGCGTGCAGAGCGTGCTGACGCTGACGCGGTCGTGAAGGCCCGCGAGACCTACGGGGCTCTCGGTCTTGACGCCGATCAGGTCGGCCCGGCGCTGCGTCGCCTTGCCGAGGTCGATGAGGCCCTGGCGAAGTCGGTCGAGAGCACGCTGCTTGCGGCCAACGCGAAGGTCGAGTCCGCTGACATCTTCAGCGAGATCGGCTCAACGCCCGTTCATACTGGCTCCGCTTTCCACAAGGCGGAGTCGCTGGCTAAGGCTGCTGTCGCTGACGGCACCTCAGCCACTTTCGAGCAGGCTCTCTCTGACGTGTTCGTCAGCGATCCGGCTCTCTACACCGAGTACCTCGCCGAGAAGAAGGGCTGATCGCCGTGGCATACGAGATCAACAACTACTCGCTGAAGATCACCCTCGTCGCGGGGGCGGACCTCAGCACCCATCAGTACAAGTTCGTCGAGATCGGAACGGGCGGTGTCGTGACCTTGTGCAACGGCGCCACTGACCGGCCGATCGGCGTTCTTCAGAACGCGCCCGTTCAGGGCGAGGAAGCCGAGATCGTTGTGGCCGGCGGCACGAAGATCGTCGCCTCTGCCGCTCTGACCGTTGGCACCCTCATCGGAACCAACAACGCAGGCAAGGCTGATGCCAAGGTTCCCGGCACCGACACGACTGAGTACGTCGTCGGCACCGTGATCCTCGCAGTCGGAGCCGACAACGAAATCGCAACCGCCGTCGTCAACTGCGCCGCGCCCTCGCGGGCTGCGTGACGGGCCGAGAGAGATAAGGAGCAGTAACGATGGCACAGCCGAACGTGAACAATGTTCACATCGACGCGATCCTGACCAACATCTCGGTCGCGTACATGCAGAAGTCGGAGAACTTCATCGCCGACAAGGTCTTCCCGGTTGTCCCGGTGGACAAGAAGTCGGACAAGTACTTCGTCTACACGAAGAACGACTGGTTCCGCGACGAGGCCCAGCGCCGCGCCGACGCAACCGAGTCGGCTGGCTCGGGCTACAACCTCGGCACCGAGACGTACTCGGCTGACGTGTGGGCGTTCCACAAGGATGTCGGCGATCAGACGAAGGCGAACGCGGACAGCCCGCTGAACCCGCTTCGTGAGGCTGCCGAGTTCGTGACGCAGCGTCTCCTGCTTCGCCGCGAGGTCCAGTTCGTGTCCGACTACATGACCACTTCGGTCTGGGGCAAGGACTACACCGGTGTTGCCGGCACTCCCTCCACTGACCAGTTCAAGCAGTGGAGCGATTACGCCAACTCCGATCCGATCGAGGACGTTGAGGGCGGCAAGGCGCAGATCCTCTCGACCACGGGCTTCGAGGCCAACACCCTCGTCCTCGGGTACGAGACGTTCCGCAAGTTGCGTCATCACCCCGACATCGTCGACCGCATCAAGTACACCTCGTCTTCCGTGGTGACGAGCGACATGCTCGCCCGCATGTTCGAGGTGGACCGCGTGCTCGTCGCCAAGTCGATCCGGGCCACGAACAATGAGGGTGCCACTGGCGCTTACTCGTTCAACGTGGGCAAGGTTGCGTGGCTCGGCCACGTCGCCCCGAACCCCGGCCTGCTCACCCCGTCCGCCGGCTACATCTTCTCGTGGACTGGTGTGTCGGGTGGCCTCGGCCAGACGGTCGGCACCTCTCAGATTCGCATGGACGCCCTCAAGGCTGATCGTGTCGAGGCTGAGGTTGCGTTCGACAACAAGGTCGTGTCCAGCGACCTCGGTGTCTACTTCGCGAGCGCGGTGGCCTGATGTCTAACCGTCTCACTCAGGGAGAGGCCCTTGTCGGCCGGCTACATGCTGACGATGATGTGGTCGCTACCGATGACCTTACGGTCGGTGACGACGCTACGGTGACCGGTGATCTGGCAGCGGGCACGCTCGCTGTCGGATCGTCGGGATCTGTCATCAAGAAGATCGCGACCGGTACGGGTTCGGTGGACTTCGCCGAGATCGCTGCCGGTGCGACCGGATCGGGCACGATCACTGTCACTGGCGCTGCCGCCGGTGATGTGGTGGTGGTCAATCCACCCGCGCTTACGGCGGGGCTGGCGTTCGCTGGGGCTGCGGTCACGGCTACGAACACGGTCACGGTGTACGCGGTGAACGCCACTGCCTCTCCGATCAACGAGGCGGCGGCTACGTTCCGCTACCTCTGGGTCGACCTGACCTGATCGAGTAGCAAGTAAGTCCAGCCTGAGCGGCGGGGTCTAGCGGGTGATCCTCGCTGGCCCCGCCGCTAGGTTTATCTAGGAGGGTGTTGTGCCGCTTACCCCGAACCTGTCGACGGTGACGTTGGGCGGTCAGTATGTCGACGTTGCGGGTAACCCTATTGCGGGGCAGGTGAAGTTCACGCCTCGCGCTGTGCTGGTAGACGGTGTGGCGGATCAGATCATCATGCCGCGCACGGTCACTGTCGACTTGGACGCTACGGGGATGTTCACGGTTGTCCTTCCCGCTACGAATGACGCCTCCCTGTCGCCGGTGAACTTCACCTACCGGGTGGAGGAGGCGTTCACGGGCGGGCGCACTTACGACATTCAGTTGGCGGCTTCGCCGGCTAATCAGAACCTCGCGGACAAGGTTCCGGTGGTGCTGTCGACCGGTGACGAGGTGTCGACGTATGTGTTGCTGTCGGTGTTCAATGCCCTGGTGGTTCGGGTGGACACGATTGAGACGGTGACTTCGACGACGCAAGGGCTGATTGCTCAGGTGAACGCGGCGGCGGCGGCGGCTACGGCGGCTCAGGCTGCGGCCGAGTCTGCCGAGGCCAAGGTGCTCAACCCTTTCGTGTTCCTGGGGGTGTGACTTGGCTATCGCCGGCAACATCAGTCTGGTCACGGTCACGGGCCAGTATGTCGACTACCTTGGTAACCCGATCGCGGGGCAGATTATCTTCACGTTGCCTAAGACGCTGCGGAATGAGTTGGCGGATCAGATCATGATCCCTTCCTCGTTCGCGGCCGACATTGACGCTTTCGGTCAGTTCACGGTGACGCTGCCGTCAACGGACGACCCGGACTTTCATGAGTCTTTCGTGTACACGGTCACTGAGGCTTTCGCTGGTGGGCGTTCCTTTCAGGTGATGTTGCCGTTGGCTACGCCGAATGTGAAGATGTCGAGCCTGGTGCCGGTGTATTCGGGTGAGTCGTACACGGAGTTGGCTGCTTATCAGGCTTATGTCGTGGAGGAGCAGGCGGTGGCGGCGCAGGA